CATTCAGTGGTCGCGGAACACCCGAGCGCGCGTCGACAACTTGGCCAAGGCCGCCACGGAGCGCAGCGGCAGTGGGCAACTCGAGGCGCTGCCGACCGCAACCCCGGAGCCTCAACCGGCGACCGCGGCGCCTGCGGCGCCTGCTGCTCAACCGGCCAACGATGGCGGGTACTCCGATGCGCGCACTCGCCGCGAAAAGGCGGAGGCTGAGCAGGCCGAGCTGCGCACGGCACAGCTGGCCGGCCGCCTGGTCGACCGGTCCAGCGTCGAGTCGGCCGTGTTCGAGGCATTCCGGGCGCTGCGCGACCGGATCATGAATGTGCCACCGCGAGCGGCTCCCAAGCTGTCTGGCATGCAGGACGTCCGCGAGATCGAACTGCTGGTGGCAGAGGAGCTGCGCAAAGCCATTGGCGACTTCGAGCGCCAGGCCACCGAATCGATTCAGTCGAGGCTCCCGGCATGAACATGACCGACGGCTACGAGGTCGTGATGCGCGCCGCCATGGACGGCGCCAGGCCCGAGCCCGAACTGCGCCTGGATGAGTGGTCCGAAGAGCACATGGTGCTGCCGAAAAGTGGCGCCGATCCAGGCCCGTACCGCATCGAACGCACGCCCATGGCGCGCCGCATCCTGCAGTGCCTGTCACCGGGAGACCCGTGCAAGCGCGTGGTGGTGCGCGGCGCCTCGCAGATGCTGAAGACGCAGGTGGCGATCAACGCCATCGGCGGGTGGATTCACCGCGCGCCTGCGAACATCCTGGCGCTCGAGCCCACCGACAAGCTGGCCAAGCGCCTGAGTGCACGCGTATCCAAAGCCATCAGCGAGGTGGGCGTTCTGCGCCAACGGGTGGCCAGCCCGCGCAGCCGCGACAGCCGCAACACCATCGACGCCAAGGATTTCGAGGGCGGGGCGCTCTACATCGTGACCGCCGGGGCCGCAGCCAACCTGGCCGAGATCCCGGCGCGCTACGTCATCTTCGACGAAGTCGACCGCATGGACTCCAGCGTTGACGGCGAAGGTGACCCGATCGCGCTGGGCGAAGCGCGGGCCACCACCTTCAACCGAAACTGCAAGTTCTACGCGGTCAGCTCGCCCACCGACAAGGGCGCCAGCAAGATCGACACCCTGCACGACATGGGCACGCAGGAGGTGTACCTCGTGCCGTGCCCGCACTGCGGCCACCACCACGAGCTCGAGCTGGCCAACTTCAAATACTCGCGCGACGCAACCACCGGCTTCATGGATCGCGCCTGGTTCGTGTGCCCCGAGTGCGGCGCCGAGATCGACGAACGCTTCAAGGGCCAGATGCTGCCAGATACCGCAGCCGGTGGAACCGCCTATTGGCATGCACGCAGCAAGGGGGACGGAGAGACCGTCAGTTTCCATGTCTCGGCCTTCTACGCCCCTGTGGGCAGCATCACCTGGCTGGCCCTGGCCCGCGAGCACGCGCGAGCCGAAGAGCGCAGCAAGCGCGGCGACGACGAAGCCAAGCGTGTGTTCTTCAACACCCGGCTCGCGTTGAGCTGGGACACCGTGCGTGATCGCACCACCGCCGAGCAGCTGCGCGCTCTGGCCGCAGAGCGCCCGTTCCCGCTGCGCCTGGTGCCGCACAAAGCGTTGGTGCTTACCGTCGGCGTCGACCTGCAGGATAACCGGCTCGAGGCCGTTGTCTGGGGCTACGGGCGCGGCGGCGAGATGTGGACCATCGACTATCGGGTCTTCTGGGGCAACCCCGGAGATGCAGCTGTTTGGGTGGCACTCGACGCCTACCTGGCCACCAAGTTCCCGCACGAGGGCGGGCAAAAACTCGGGATCGAGGTGACCGGCATCGACACCCAGGGCCACTTCACGCACCGCGTGTACAGCTACTGCATGCACCGCGAAAACCGGCGCGTGTACGCGCTGCGCGGAGATCCGAAGCCCGGCAAGGCCATCGTGGCGGGGCGGCCCAGCCCACAGGACGTGAACGCCAATGGCAGCATCGTGCGCGACGGCGTGAAGCTCTGGCACGTGGGCACCGACACCGCGAAAGACCTGTTCTTCAACCGGCTCAAGCTCGGCCTGGTGCACTTGAGCCCTGACCTGCCGCCCGAGTTCTTCGAGCATCTGGCCGCCGAGGTGTGCGTGCCACAGAAGACGGCCCGGGGAGAAGAGCGTCGCTGGGTGCCGGTGCGCAACGGGGCCCGGAACGAGGCACTCGACTGCTCCGTCTACAGCCTGTGGGGCTCCGCACGCATGAAGCTCGACGACTACACAGACGCCGAATGGGATCGCCTGGAAACGGCCATCAGCCCGCCGACGGCAGACCTGTTCTCCACCGTGGTGGTGGAGCCCCTGCCGCCGCCACCAGCGCGGGACGAGGCCGATGCTCCTGAGAAGCTGGCCGCGGCGATCTCCGAGCCTGAGATTGCAGAGACAGAAGCATTCATCCCCCAGCAACCCGCCGCGCGCGGCCGTCGAGTCTTCGGAGGTGTGGCATGAGCGCGGTACGAGATCGCGGCGACGACTTCGTGGCGCGCCTGGTGCAATTGCTCCGGGAGTGCGCCGGCGGGTTCGAGGAGCAGTTCGCCCGCCAGGTGGAAGAACAACTCGTGCCCCGCCTCGAGGAGAAGGTCCGCGAGGAAGAAGGCGGCCAGTCCGTCTACATCCATCGCGAAGGCTGGTTCGATCGCGTCGAGCGTGATCAGCAGATCGTCGACTACGCGCGCAACGGGCGCAGCATCCGGTGGATCGCGAATCGCTTCTGCCTGAGCAAGTCCATGATTCACCTCATCCTGCGAGAGGCCCAGCAGAGCGACTGAAACGGAACTGTCCAGTTTTCCCTAGAAACTGGACACCCTGCACGCCGACAGTGCAGGCTATGTCATCGAATCCGCTGCTGGAACTGCTTTGCGAGCCCTGGGCCATCACGCCCAACAAGCTGCGCGAGATGCAGGCCATCTATGCGGCGCACTTCAGCGGCGAGAAGATCGACCTGGCCGATGTCGAGGCACGGCTCGGTCGGCCTCTTGCCAACGATCAGCAGGCCTACTCCATCCGCCAGGGCGGCATCGCCGTGCTGTCGATCGAGGGGGTGCTCGCGCCCAAGGCCAACATGTTCACGCGCATCAGCGGCGGCGCATCGGCGCAGATGCTTCTGACGCAGGTGGAATCGGCCGTCGCCGATCCGCGCGTGAAGGGGCTGGTGCTGGCCATCGACTCGCCCGGCGGCTCCATCTTCGGCAACCCGGAGCTCGCCAACGCAGTGTTCGATCTCGCCGCCGAGAAGCCCATCGTCTCGGTGAGTGACGGCGTGATGGCCAGCGCGGCGTACTGGATCGGCTCGGCCGCCAACGCTGCCTACATCACTGGGCCCACGGTGCACGTCGGCTCCATCGGCGTGGTGGCCACGCACGAATTCACGCCGCGTGGCGACAAGGTACAGATCACCGAGATCACCGCCGGCCGCTACAAACGCATCGCCACCGACACGGCGCCGCTGTCCGACGAAGGCAAGGCCTACTTGCAGCAGCGTGTGGACCACATCTACAGCGTCTTCGTCGACGCCGTCGTGAAGCACCGCGGTGTGAGTTTGGAACAGGTGCTCACCGAGATGGCCGACGGCCAGGTCTTCGTCGGGCAGCAGGCCATCGACGCCGGCCTCGTGGACGGCTACGCCACTGTCGACGCCATCGCAGAGCAGATGGCATCCGACCCTTCCGCTTTCGCCAAGCGCCGCGCCACCAGGCGCCAGCGCTCCGGCACCTCGGCATCCGCCGAACTCAACGTCCAACCCGCAGGAGGCGCAATGCCCATCACCCGTGAACAACTCGCCGCCGAGGCGCCCGATCTGCTGGCTGCAGTGCTCGCCGAAGGCCAGGCCGCCGGCGCCAGCGCCGAGCGTGACCGCATCACCTCCGTGCGTGCCCAAAGCATGCCCGGCCACGAGGCGCTGGTCGAGCAGCTGTCCATGGACGGCAAGACCACCGGCGCCGAAGCCGCAATGGCCGTGATCGCCGCGGACAAGGCCCAGGCCGGCAAGCGCCGCGACGACATGGCGGCCGACGCCGTGAAGCCGCTTCCGCATGACGCATCGGCCACCGGCGACAACGACACGAAGGCGCCGCCGGCCAAGAAGGCAGGCGGCATGCGCGAGGCGAAGGACCTGTCCGATGCCATCTCCAAGAAGCAAGCCGAGGCGAAGGCCACCGGCCGCAACCTGAGCGCCGTGGAAGCACTGGCGCTCGTGAAGGCCGAGCAGGCCGCCTGACGCCAGACCCAACACCCCATCAGGAGCAACTCCATGGCACTGCAATCTCAAGCCCAATCGTTCATCGCCGAGGCGGCGGTGCTGCCGTACCGCGCGGTCAAGTTCGGCACCACCGATGGTGTCGTGATCCAGGGCACCGCCGCCGGCGACGCCGTGATCGGCATCGCCGACAACCTGGGCCAGGCCACCGCCGCCGCGCGCATCGACGTGTACAAGAGCGGCCCGGCCGAAGCCGAAGCCGGCGCCGCCATCACCCGCGGCGCGCTGCTGATGATCGACTCCAGCGCGCGCGTGATCACCGCGGCCGCAGGCGCCGGCGCCAACGTGTCCGTCGTCGGCCGCGCGCTGGCCAGCGCCGGCGCGGCCGGCGAAATCATCCCCATCGAGATCTCGCTGGGCTCGTTCCAGGGCTGACCCTGACGCCCTCCGCCACCTACTTCTGAGAGGACCCGATCATGGCAACCCAAGCCCCGTTCCCGCTGAACGAAGACCTCACCGCCATCGCGCTGAGCTACCGCAACGAGACGCTCATCGCCGACATGGTGCTGCCGCGCGTGCCGGTGGCCGTGGACTCGTTCAAGTACTTCAAGATGAACAAGGACGAGGGCTTCACCGTCCCCGACACCAAGATCGGCCGCAAGAGCGAGGCCCACGTGGTCGAGTTCGGCGGCACCGAGGTGACCGACAGCACCGTCGACTACGGCCTGAAGGACATCGTGCCGCTGCAGGACATGCGCAACGCCGAGGGCACGCCGTTCGACCCGATGGGCCGTGCCGCGCTGAACACCACGCGCCTGATCCAGCTCGACCGTGAAGTGCGCGCGGCTGCCGTCGTCTTCAACGCGGGCAACTTCGCTGCGGCCAACAAGGCCACGCTGAGCGGCACGTCGCAGTGGAGCGACTACACCAACAGCAACCCGATCTCGGCGATGCTGACGGCGTTCGACGCGATGATCATGCGCCCGAACAAGCTGATTCTCGGCCAGGCCGTGTGGACCGTGCTGCGCCAGCACCCGAAGGTGATCGAGGCCATCAAAGGCACCGGTGCCGGCGCGGGCGCTGCGGGCGTGGTCACCCGCCAGCAGGTGGCCGAGCTGCTCGAGCTGCAGGAGATCATGGTCGGCGCGGGCTGGCTCAACGGCGCCAAGAAGGGCGCCACCGCCAGCTACGGCCGCGTGTGGGGCAAGTTCGCCGCGGCGGTGTACACCGAGCCGGTCACGAGCACCGAATCGGCCACCACCTTCGGCTTCACCGCCGAGAGCGGCGGCGGCCTGCGCGTGCGTGACTGGTTCGACGACAAGATCGGCACCGACGGCGCGCAGGTCGTGCAGGTGGTCGACACCGTCAAGGAAGTGCTGCCCGCCAACGACCTGGGCTTCCTCTGGTCCGCCGCAGTCGTCTGATCGGCATCCAGCCACGCCAATCCCGATGGCCGATGTCTTCGCCACCATGCTGCCGGGCCTGTACACCAGGCTCGGCACGCCGGCCACGCACACCGCGGCGGCCGGCGGCGCCATCACCGCCCTGCGTGTCTTGTTCGACGTGCAGGGTGGTGCAGGTGGCATCGAAGGCGTGATGCAGGGCGACTCGCCCCAGCTTCGCCTCCAAAAGGCCAGCCTGCCTGCCGGCGTGAAGACAGGCGACAGCTTCCTCATCCAGCACAACGGTGGCGACCAGACCTGGCTCGCCGCGGAGCGCAGCACACCGCTGCTCGACGGCGAAGAGTGGACCGTCCCGGTCCGCAAGGCCTGATCCATGGCCGCCACCGTCTTCGAGCAGCTTCTCGAGCACATCAAGCAGGTGCTTGTGGACGCCGACACCTCGGCCGCAGATCGTGTGTACCGCGGCAGCGTCGACGAGCTGGACCCGACGCTCGGAGACGCGATCAAGCTCAACCGTGCCGACACCGTGCCAGGAGATCCGCAGCGCCTGCACGACAACGACGACGAGCACCAGCTCGGCTTCCGCCTGCACATGGCCACCAGCGGCGCCGACTGGGAGACGCGCTGCGACTCCCTGCACCAGGCCGCCCACGTGGCCATGCGCGAGGACGACCTGCTGAAGCAGCTCGATTTGCGCCTTTCCGCCACCAGCGCCACCGGCCGGTCCGGTGATCCGGTTGTCGGCGAGCTGCTCTGCCAATACACCGTCAGCGTGCCGACCGACGACGCGCTGGCCAGTCTGTTCTGAGTACCCACACAGGAGCCAACCACCATGGCCTACAAGTTCTGGAGCAAGGTCGGGGTCTCGATGGCGAGCACCTCCGGCATGGGCGCCGCCATTGGCATCAGCGACATCTCGCTGGCCAACCCGGCGGTGGTGACGTACACCGGCGCGGTCGATCCGGCCAACGGCAACTACGTGTACCTCGAGCTGAACGGCATGCCCGAGGCCAATACGCGCCTGTACCGCGTGGCCAACGTCGTGGGCGCGTCGAACACCTTCGAGTTGGAGGGTCTGGACGCCACCGCTTTCGCGGCCTTCTCCAGCGGCACGTTCAAAGTCGTCACCTTCGACACCAGCTTCAGCACCCTCAGCGAGCCCAGCTCCGGCGGTGGCGACCCGGTGTTCGAAGACACCACGCTCATCCACGACGCGAAGGACAAGCAGGCCATCGTGTCCAGCTCGCCGGAGAGCTACGGTTTCCTGAGCGAGTGGCAGCCCAGCAACGCGGCGCTGATCGAGGCCAACAAGGCTTTCGTCACCAAGACGCCGCGCATGTTCATGGTGACTTTCGCCGACAACAGCCGCTACCTGTTCTCCGCCACTGTCAGCGCACCGCTGTCGCCGGCCGCCAGCGGCCGCAAGGTGACCACGCGTGTGGACATGGCGCTCGAGAACACCGGCACCAGCTACTCCACCTGAGCCGATGACCAACAGCACCCTTCCCCTGCTGGCCGCCGCCCCGGGCGTGACCACTCGCAAAGAGCGGGTGGACGTGCCCGAGTGGGGCGGCGCGGTCGTCGTGCGCGGCCTGATGGCCAGCGAGGCATTCGCCGTTGTGCAGTTGCGCATGCAGGCGCTGCGCCGGCTGCGCGACGATGTGCGCAGCGCCGACGCCTCCAACGAAGGCAAGCCGCCGGCCATGGTTCAGGCGCAGCCCGCGGCCGAAGCGCCCGAGCTGGGTTTCGACGAGCTGCGCAGCTACGGCCTGTACCAGTCCCATCTGCTCGCCTGTGCGGTGATCAACCAGCAGGACCTGGCGATGTACACCGCCGCCGAGTGGGAACTGGTGGAGCAGCAATGGCCAGGCGTGCGCTCGCGTTTGGCCGCGGTGGCCGAGCGGCTGAGCGGGCTGGATTCGGAGGACGTCGAAAAAAACTCGCAGACGAGCCCAGCCTGAAGTTCAGGCTGTGGCTCGCCGTGCGGATGGGGTGTTCGCCCTCTGAGCTGGGCCACAGGCTCAGCTCAGAGGAGTACCACCAGATGCAGCTCATGTGGGAAATGAAAGAGCTGTAGGGGCACAACGTGGAAACCCGCCAGATCCGCTATGCCATCACCGCCAGCAACCAGACCGCCGGTCCGTTTGCTGCGCTCAAGCGTGATCTGGGCGACCTTTCCACCCGCACCGCGAACCTCGGTGGCGGGTTTCGCACCTTCCTCGGCGGGCTGGCCGGCGGCGCGGCGGTCACGGTGGTGGCGAACTTCGGCAACACCGTGCGGCGCCTGGCCGACGACATCGACGCGCTCAACGACGCGAGCGACTCCACAGGTGAGACGGTCGAGACGCTCAGCGGCCTGGAGGACATAGCGCGCCGCAACGGCGGCAGCCTGGACCTGGTCACCAACTCGCTGACGCGGCTCAACAAGACGCTGAACGAGGCCAAGGCCGGATCGCCGATCGAAGGCGCCCTCAAGTCCATCGGCTTGAGCGCCGCCGATCTGCGCAAGCAGGCGCCCGGCGATGCGCTGCTCACTATTGCCCAGCAGCTGAATCGCTATGAGAACGACGGCAACAAGGCCCGGCTCATGCAGGAGCTGTTCGGCAAGTCGTCCAAGGAGATGGCGGCTTTCCTGAAGGACCTGGCCGAAGCCGGCAAGATCAACGCCACCGTCACCAAACAGCAGGCCGACGAAGCCGAGAAGTTCAACAAGCAGCTGAGCGCCCTGAGCACCAACGCCAGCAACGCCGCGCGCGGGCTGGTGTCCGAGATGTTGCCCGCGTTGAACGACATGCTGAAGCGCTTCGAGACATCGCGGCGCGAGGGCACGCTGCTGGTCGACATCCTTGCCAAGATCGCCACCTTCAACCTGGCCAAGCAGTCGCTTGGCTCGTTGATCGAGATCCCCTCCAGCACAGAAGTGCAGCGCCTTGAGCAGTTGCTGGCCGGCAAAGAGAACGTTCGCTTGTCCGACCAGAAGGCCGGCCGCGCGGAGAACAAAGAAAATTCCATAGTCATCCATGGCTTGGAGCGCCGCATTCAACTGCTGCGCGAGGCCGAGAGCCTGCGCTCGAGCTTCCAGCCCGGGCAAGGGGTGAACCCGGCCGGCCTATTCCAGCCGCGCATCAAGGATCGCGTGGACGACCCCGATCCCGGCAAGAAGAAGGTCTCGGAGGCCGAGCGCTACCTTGAGGCGCTGCAGCGCCAGGCCGAGCAGACCGAAGAGCTCACCGTCTACGAAAAGACGCTGCGCGACATCAGCTTGAACCGGATCCAGGGCATCGAGCTGCCCGGCATTCGCCAGCAGATCGAAGGCCAGGCCCAGCTGGTGGACCTGCTCAAGCTCTGGAACAAGCAGAAGGAAGCCGGCGTCGAGGCGGAGAAGCGCCTGCTGGCCGAGCAGCAGCGCGAGGTGGAGCTCACCAAGGCGCTGCTCGATGACACCACCGTCGGCGCCTCGGAGCGTGCCGTGCGCGACATCGAACGCATCCGCAAGGCGCTGCGCGACCCCGCCAACCAGACTCCCGATTTCGCACTGAAGGCGATCGAAGCCATCGAGAAGATCAAGGCAGGCCTCGATGGTGTGGCCGATCAGGGGAAGAGTGAATTCGACCGCCTGGCCGACGCGATCGAGAAAGCCATGGACCGAAGCACCGACGCGATTCTCGACTTCGTGGTGGAAGGGCGGGGCGGCATCGACACCATCTTCAAGGCGTTCCAGCGCGACGTGCTGCGCGAGCTGATCTCCGACCCCATCCGCGACGAGATGAAGAACGCTGCGCGCCTCATCCGCGACGCGTTCAAGGATCTGGTGGGCGGCGGAAACCCGCTGGCCGACGTCTTCAAGTTCGCGCTGTCGGGCGGCGGCGGCACTTCGATCTTCGAGACCATCGGCAAGGCGATCATCCCGCAGTTCGGCTTTGCCAACGGCGGCCGGGTGCGCGCGGGCCGGCTGCTCAAGGTCAACGAGAACGGCACCGAAGGCTTCATCCCCGACCAGGACGGCACGGTCGTCAACGGCAGCCAGATGCAGCGCGCTGGCTCAGGCGTGGGAGCGGCACCGATGATCAACACCACCATCCATGTCAACGGCGACGTCAGCGCGCAGACCGTTCAGCTGCTCGAGCGTGCGATGGCCCGCAACAACGCCCAACTGCTGCGCAGTATGCGCCTCGGCGGCGCCTACTCCAACGGCTGAGTCCTGCGCATGGCAACCCTCGATTGGCCAACCGACCGATGCTTCCAGCCCGCGCCTGACAGCGAATTCGGGCTGCGTGCGCCGGCGTCGTCATTCACCGGCTTCTTCACCGCCTCGTATCAGTCTCTGGCGCACGCGTCCGACCGATGGCACGCCAATCTGATCCTGCCTCCCTGTCCGGCTGCCGATGGTCAGAAGCGCGAGGCATTCTTCAATCGCCTGCTCACAGGCGATGATGTGCGCCTGGGCCATGTGCTGCGTCGATCATCCAGCCCTTCCGGCACCCTGCGCGGGTCGCCTGTATTGGCTGCGACAGCGCCTTCCGGAAGTCGGGCTCTGTCTTTGAGCGGTGGAACGGCGTACAACAATCGGCTGCTCGCTTCGTCGGAGTTCGAGCGCACCGAATGGAACAAGGGGCCGGGCGGAAGCATCAGCTCCGATTCAATTGTTTCGCCAGAGGGCGAAGCAGGCCTCGAAGCCACCGCTGACCAATACACGGCAGGGACCACTAGCACCTTTGCCTGGTTGTCGCAGGTAATCTCGGAGAACGCCGCGCTGGATTGGACCTTCAGCTGCTACATGAAGAGCCCGTCCAAGACGTCGATTAGCCTGGCCATCTCCGATGTCACTACCTCCACTTTGAGTGGTGCACGGACGCTGACTTCGGCATGGCAGCGGCTGAGTTTCAGCGTTGCGGCAGCTGCATTGTCGAACACAACGTACGTGGGGGTTGGGTTCCTGGGAGTCACTCCGGGTGACATCTTCGATGTCTGGGGCGCACAGCTCGAGCGCGGCTCGGCGCCTTCACGGTACGCCAGGCTCATCACGCTGAGTGGCGGTGACATGCTTTCCTGCGGCGGGCAGTTGCTGCAAGTGGCGTCCGACGTGCTGCTGGCGGACACCGGTGCAACCAGCGTGCCGCTCAACAATGCTATCCGCGTGAGCCAGTCGAGCGGCGCCAGTGTCGTCTGGAGTGCTCCGACTGCACGCATGTGCATTCCACTGAATTCGCTGCTCCATCGCGCGGGCCGCAGCAGTTGGCACCGGGCGCTCGAGATCCCGCTGGTCGAGGTGGCTTAATGCGCACACTCAACGCCGCGGGCCTGGCACTGCTGGCGCGCATCGCCGCCGGCGAGCGCATCGGCTGGGTGCAGCTCATCGAGCTGCAACTCAGCACCACGCTGCGCCTTACAACCGCGGGGCACGACGTCCCGTGGGACGGCTTCACCTGGACACGTGCCTCGGTGGGCACCATCGCAGCCATCAACGACGACGCGAACGAACTGCAGGGTCTGGAGTTCTCGCTGCCCGGCGTGCCCGGAGCAAACCTGTCGCTGGCGCTCACCGAGCCGGTGGAAGGCAAGACCGTGCGCGTATGGGACGCGCTCATCACTCCCGAGACCGGCCAGGTGGCCGACGCCGTTCTGGCATGGGCGGGCACGCTCAACGTGCCGTCAATCACCTATGGGCCGGAGGCTTTGGTGTCTTGCACCGCCGAACATCGCGGCGTGCAGGCTGTGCGCGCGAAGCCATCGCGCTACACGAACGACGAGCAGCAGCGCATCTCCCCTGGCGACACCAGCCTGTACTTCGACCCGGCCACCGACGCTGCACCGCTGGCGTGGCCGAAGGCCAGCTTCTTCAGGCAGGGCTAGATCCGATGCAGCGCCTTCCCGACTGGAGCCTGCGCCTCGAGCGCCTGGTGCGCGAGCGCCTTCTCATGCCGTTCTGCTGGGGCCTCAATGACTGCGCACTCTACGCTGCCGACAGTGTGCTGGCCTGCACCGGAATGGACCCTGCGCACGACTTGCGCGGCACCTACTGCACCGCCCTGCAGGCCGCGCGCGTGATGCGCCGCCACGGGGGGCTGGCCGGGTTGGCCGCAAGCCGGCTTGGCGAGCAGGTGCCGGCTGCCATGGCGCAGCGAGGCGATGTGGGGATTTCGCCGCAGCGGGACGGGGCAGCGCTGCTCGTGGTGTGCAACGGCACCAGCTGGTTGGCGCCTTCCAGATTCGGGCTGGCCACGGCGGCACAGCCGGCCATGGCGTGGAGGGCCGCGCGATGCCTCAGCTGATCGTCTACGGCATCGGCTACTACTTGGGCGGAACGCTGGGGGCGACGCTGGCACTTGCCGCCTACTCAGTGGTCCAGCAGCGCACCGCCAGGCGTCGCGCGCGCGACGCGTACAACGCAGCGCTCACCGACCGGCAGCAGATGGTGGACCTCACACCCGACTCGCCGCGCACCATGGCGCTGGGCCGCGTGCGCTGCGTCGAGGGTGTGCGCCGCCGCTGGACGAGCGGAGTACACGACGAAAAGCTCACGCTGGTGGTGAGCTTCGCCGGGCACGAGATCGACGGCTTCGAGACGTTCTACTTCAACGACACCGCGCTCACGCTCGACGGCTCAGGCTACGTGCTCACGGCGCCGTATACCAAGGTGGTGAACGTCAGCAAGAGCCAGACGATCACGCTCGACGGCAGCGGCGGTGGCACCGTCAGCACCGCGCTGGCGCCGATCGCGGACAGCCTGAGCGCCACCATCGAAACGGTGACTGCCACGATAGACGGCACCATACCGATCAGCGCCTCTGCCGTCGGCACCACCATCACGGTGTCAGGCGGCACGGCCGGAGCCAGTTGCAATGTGGTGTGGCAGGAGTCCGAGGGCCGGCCGCAGGCCCGCATTCGCACATGGCTCGGCGCGGCCGGCCAGAACGTGGGCTCCGCGCTGGCCGCCGAGTACCCGGGCAAGATCACCGCCACCGACAAGTTCAGCGACATGGCCGTGGCCGTGATCGATTTGAACTACGACCCCGATGTCTTTCCCCAGGGCATCCCCAACATCACCGCGCTGCTGCGCGGCGCCAAGACGCTGGACCCTCGCACCAGCACCACCTACTGGAGCGAAAACCCGGCGCTGCACGCCTACCACTACGCCCGCCACGCGAACGGATGGGCCGTGCCGGTGGCCGAGATCCGTACCGCAGATGTGATCGCGGCCGCCAACGAGTGCGACATCAGCACCGTCTTCACGCTGCGCAAGCCAGACACCACCACCTACACCGCCACGCTGCCGCGCTACCGCTGCGGCATCACCATCGCCAGCGACAGCGATCCCCGCGCCTCGATGGACGAGATCTTCGAGGCCATGGCGGGCCGCTGGGGCTGGGGCGGCGGCACGTGGCGCATGCGTGCCGGCGTGAGCGCCGCGCCGGTCTTCAGCATGGACTACAGCTGGATCGCGCAGCGCATGGACGAGACGGGCCTGCCTGCGGGCGCCCCGTTGGTGCAGATCAGCAACGGCGTGCCTCGCGAGAGCAAGATCAACCGCATCACCGGCCGTTGTGTCGACCCCGACCAGCGCTGGCAGGTGCTGCCGTTTCCGGCCGTCGAAGATGCGGTGGTCATCGCCGCCGAGGGCCGCACCTACGCGCAGGAGGTGGAATACCAGGGCGTGAACCACATCGCGCACGCGCAGCACCTGGCGGCCATTGCCATCCGTCAGGGGCAGGCCGGCCTGCGCATGGAGACCACCTGCAACCTCAACGCCTACCGGTGCGAGCTGTTCGACGTGGGTAGCGTCTCGCTGCCCGTTTTCGGCTTCGAGCCCAAGCTGATGGAAGTGATGGGGTGGCGCTGGAGCCCCACCGAAGGTGTGCGCCTGTCGTGGGCCGAGACTGCCGCCGCCATCTACGAACCCGCCGAACTCGACGGGCGCGACCCGGCCCCCAACGGCACGCTGCCGCCGCCCTTCGTGATCGAGCAGATCGGCGCACTCACCGTGACGAGCGGCACCACCACGTTGGCCGACGGCTCGGTGCTGGTGCGCACGAAGGTCGAGTGGCCGGCCGTCACCGCGGAGGCCATCCGCAGGTCCGGCCACGTGGAGGTGCAGTACGTGGAAGCCATGGAGACGCTGCCCGCCGGCGACTGGCCCAGCTGGCCCGAGTCTGGCGACTCCACGCAGGCCGTGATTCCTGGGCTGAAGGCGGGCTATGTGTACGTCTTCAGGGCCAGGGCCGTGAACACCACGCTGGGGGTGAACGGCAAGTGGAGCGTGCAGAAGCCGCATCGGGTGGCAGGGGCGCCTTTGGTGCAGACCGGCCAGCTCGCCGAAGACGCCGTGAACGAGGACTTGATTTTGTCTAGCACCAACTACGGCTACAGCACTATCAGCTAAGGTAACAAGATGCCCTTCGGATCATTGCCAACGGGAAGTTTCCAGTCGCCATTTCCAGGGCGGCTGCAGGTCACACTATTGGCCGCCTTCTACGCCGATTCATATGCAGATGCAGGCTTCCCAAGCACAGGTGGAGGTGACGGCAATCTCTCGATCAAAGGCTATGCTGGGCCATCAGGGTCTCCGACTTACACGCCGGTGATGGACAAGTACAACTCTGGAACGGTGCGATTCGAGATCGATTACCCAGGGGGTGATGTGGCATGGCCATGCGGCGTAGTTGAGAACGGATTCAAGAGTCCTGGTGGCCTGTACACCGTTGGCTTCGAGAACATTCAGTTGGTGGTGAGGCTCAAGAAGCGGTAATTCGCGCCGCCGCTCTGTCCAGTTTTCCCTAGAAACTGGACACCCTCCACGCCGACCATGCTGCCAACTCAAGGAGTTGGACATGGCACGTGGTGACATCAAGTGGTTCGCGCAGGCGCTGCATGACCTCGGCAACAAGCTGCACGATCTCGATGGCGACGATCTGCGCATGGGGATTGTCACCAACGCGACCATACCGGCCATCAACACCGCAGCCCCTCACTGGGGCGGCACCGGTACGACGAACTTCGCGACCAACCAGGTCGGCACCGGAACGGCCTATACGGGCCCGATCGTGGCCACCGAGACCTGGGCGCTCACCGCGGCCGGCGGCGACTTCCGCCTGAGCAACATCACGATTGCGCAGGACGCCGGCGGCGGCTTCACCACCGGCTACTGGGGCATCATCTACAACAACACCGACGCGAACAAGCGCGCGCTCGGCTACGTCGATCTCGGCGGACCGGTGGGCAACGTCGCCGGCCCGATCGACTTCGACTGGAACGGCGCGAGCGGCGACGTGCTGCGCCTGGCACAGGCCTGATCCAGCTATGTCCGCTCCGCGGCGCCGTCTGATGGGCAAGGCGCCGCGCGCATCATGATCTTGCGCCGCCGCCATGTCAGATCCAGCGCGGCAGCTCCGGCAGCGCTGTCTAGCCTCGTCTTCCCGAGCAACGTCAGCGGAAGCGACCAATCAGCGCCGTTCGTGGCGCTGAAGTTCGCCAACCCGCACAGCAACGGGTATCCGTTCTGGGGGCCTGGCGGCGCGGGCGTGACCCTCTTTCGACGCTACTACCCCGTCCAGCAGACGGGCTATTACGCGCCGTTCTGGTACGCCGACGACAGCAGCTTCGAAGAGTCGAAGAGCGGATCACTTGGCTATTACGGGTATGGCCCGTACCCGCAGAACGCCAGCAACACGGGCACGACGCACTACTGGGAGATCGCGACCGGAGACGGTGGCGACTTCCTGAACACCGATGGAGGGTCTCCGCTCGCCGTTCAATACGACCGGTGGTTCAAGCAGGCGATGACGATCCAGAGGACTGGAGCGAGCAACAAAACGCTCAAGTTCTACATCGACCTCGATGACGTCCGAGCTGAAACGATCATCACGGCGAACGTCACCTTCACGAACTACGGAGAGGCCGATCCGCCGCAGGCTCAGCCGCAGTTGACGCAAGGCGATTCGCCTTGGTACGGCACCTATCAGCACGAGCGCGCGAGTGGTCGTATCGGCGAGCACCTCATCATGCCGGGCGTGGTCGCCACGCAGCAGCAGTGCATTGACCAGGGGGCTTTGCTCAACGGGGCGTCAACGACGCTGCTGTCGGCCCTCTCATCGTTCATCTGGTGGGGCAAGAAGGGCTATGCGTCCGTGGACGACCTGACCTGTGACTTCAGCACAGGCCGCAGCTTTGCCTGGGCTGATGCAGGAAACAAAGCAACGCTGGGAGCACTGGCATGACGCCGGAACACGAGGCTGCTGTAAACGCTTTTATCGAGATCCTCAGCGTACGAGGAGAGACGACAGACCGTGATCTGACCGATCCGCGCACTGCCCTGAACCGGCGGAAGCTGGCGCTGCGCAAGCAGTCGCCGGAGATCTCGCAAGAGCTGCGCGACACGGCCTACGCCGCGCAGATGGCGCTGCTCGAACAGATCGGCTGGCAGTAGCATGGCTTCAGCGTACAGCACTGGCGGAGTATCCGGAATTGCAGACTCCGGGGCGACGACTCAGGACTCCGGAAGCCTGGTCGTTCCGTCTGGGGCTGTCGCCTATGTCCTGATCGAAAGCTCAGACGGCTCGCCCGCCGACTGTACCGGCGTGGTGTGGGACCCTGCTGGCGCAAATCAGGCGCTAACGCAGGTCGGCACGACCATCGACCACGGCACCTACGGGAAGGCGAGCCTGTGGAGGATCATTTCTCCTACGGCTGCAACCAGTGTCTTCCGCGCCACGTGGGGCAGCAACCAGGGCGAACGTCTGCTCAGCGTATGGGTTGGCACAGGCATCGATAGCGGCACTCCAAACGGGACCGTGGTTCAGGCGACAGCGGCCACGAACAGTCCGAGCACAGGAGCGATCACGACAACTGTTGGCCAGCGTGTCGTGGCCATGGCTTCGCACTTGTATACGGGTGGGACGGGGGTTTCCTACGACAGCCCGACCGGCACGGAGCGGCACGAAGGGGCGACCTCTGGCACGCCATACGACGGCGCGGCATCGCAGGACTTCGCGGCCACCGGGACCAGCACAACGCTAGGTTGGACGGTCAGCGGCGCAACGCTGAACAGCTGGACGATGTTCGGCATTCCGCTGAACGACGCGGGCGCCGGCGGAGCGTCCATCCTTCGCCAGATGATGGCCCACAACTAGGGACGCAACGTGATTACCTACACCAAGAAGGGCGGAAGCACGGACGTCTCCGTTGTCTTGCGCATCATCGACAGCACGGACGGAACGCCCGAGACCGGAGTGGTGTTCAACACCGCCGGCATCGACCTCCAGTACCGGCGTGAAGGTGCCGCGAGCACGGCGATCACCGAGGCCACGCTGGCCGCACTGACCACGGCGCACGCCGACGGTGGCTTCCTGCACATCGGCAACGGATACTACCGGCTCGACCTGCCGGATGCGGCGGTGGCAGCCGGCGCTGCCGGCGTGCTGGTGCACGGCACGGTGACCGGCATGGTCGTGATCGGCTGCTACGTCGAGATCGTCGCCTACGATCCGGCCGACACGGTGAGGCTCGGCCTGACGGCGCTGCCGAATGCAGCAGCCGAAGCGGCAGGCGGCCTGTATACCCGCGGCACGGGAGCCGGGCAGATCAATCAGCCTGCAAACGGCATGGCCGACGCGAACGTGGTCCGAAACGCAGGCACGGCGATCACTGCGGCGTCGGGGCGCCAGGAAGTCAACGTTTCGCACTGGCTCGGCACGGCCGCGGCTACGCCGACCACCGCAGGCGTTCCCGAGGTGGACATCACGCACATCGCTGGAGCGGCAGTCAGCGCGACGACCGCGCAGCTCGGCGTGAACGCAGTCCAGATCAGCGGGGATGCAACCGCCGCTGACAACCTTGAAACCGCGTTCGACGACACGGCCGGTCCGGTACCGTGGATGGGCATCGTTGACCAGGGCACGGCGCAGTCGGCGACCGGCACGACCGTGGTGCTTCGCTCCGCGGCTGCCTTTGCCGACAACGCCCTCATCGGATGCACGATCGGCGTGTTCGGCTCGACGCAGGGATACTGGCAGTTCCGCGAGATCACCGACAGCGTGCTGAGCACCGACACGGTGACCGTGGACACCTGGACGGTGACGCCGAGCGGCACGATCACCTACAAGATCTTCGGTGGCCCGGCCGCTCCGGTGACTCCGCCGGACGTCAACGTGGTGCGTGTGATCAACGATCCCATCATCGCGAGCAGCTCGAAGACCACGAACTGGGGCGGCACGCCCTGATGGAGCGCTGACGTGGCGCAGGCATGGGCGACAGGGGCATGGAAGACCGACGCCTGGGCTGGCACGGTCTGGGCTGCAAGCGCCACCACGACGATCAGCGGTGGTGTTGCGAGCGCTGCAGCTTCTGGCCAGCAGGCCAGCATCGCGCTCACGACGACTGTGTCCGGGGCAATCGGTTCGGCGTCGGCGAGCGGGCAGATTGCTGACGTTCAGCCTCGTGCTGTTGTCGCTGGCGCGGTCGGGTCTGCTGCTGCAAGTGGCCTGCAAGCCGGGATCTCGATCGGCACCAGCATCGCCGGGAATGTTGGCGCTGCAGCGGCGAGCGGCCTGGCCGCGGCAATCAACGTTGGCGTGGGGACCACGATTGCAGGAGGGGTAGGCGAGGCCTCCGCATCCGGTCAGGCAGCGGACGTCATCACCACCACCGTCATCGGCGCCGGCGTGGGTGCCGCGACGGCGTCCGGTCTCCAAGCGTCCGTCACGCCCTGGACAACGATCTCGTGCGGAGTGGGGTCGGCGAGTGCCTCTGGGTTGGCGGCCACGTTGGTGCTCTCGACCAACATCATCGCGAGCGTCGGCGCCGCGGCAGCGTCCGGGCCGTCCGCCACGATCAACATCGGAACCGGCATCACCATCGGCGGCAACATCGGTGCGGCCGATGCATCGGGCCTCCCCGCGACCGTGATCACGGCATCTGTGATCGCCGCGGGAGTCGGTGCGGCTGAGGCGCTTGGGCTCGGTGCTCAGATCGCCATCGGGACCGGCATCACCATCAGCGGCAACATCGGTGCGGCCGATGCGTCTGGCCTTTCCGCGATCGTGTTCACGGCGTCCGTGATTGCAGCGGGAGTCGGTGCGGCAGCTGCCCTTGGGCTTGGTGCTCAGATCGTCATCGGCACCGGTGAACTGCTTTCGCCGAGTGCCACTCGCCGCGTAGTGCGGCCGGCGTTCGATCGGGGCGTCACGCACCCCGGATAACCACGCGGAGTCAATTCAGCATGAAGCGACGCTCTGAAACACTGCCGGCGCTCGACGTCGACGAGATCGACGACATCCCGTTCACTTTCAACGGGATGTCGTCGATCTCGTCG